TCCGTCCTCCGCAACCAAATACCAAGGACTTTTACCACCTTTTAGCTAAACACCAACTCCCATACCATCACGTATATCATCAACATTTAGATGCACGTAATGCAGGCTACTTTTAATATCTGTGTGACCCATAAAAGCCATCAGTTTATGAGCATTAAATCCCTTCAAACTCACTAACCTAGAAGCCACTGTATGGCGTAATACGTAAAGTCCGTGAGTGTTGCTAGTCCCTAAATATCCAAGATGGTTTCTCACAGCCCACCACATACGATTTGCTGTATCGTGATTTAGGTGAGTTATAGGACACTTATCTAGGGGTAAGTCTTTGCAGTTATCATACGCCCCTTGTGATACCCAGTAGTACGTCATCTTAAGCACTTGGTCATCTTTTGTCTCTGTAAAAAGTCTCCTAGCCTCCGCTTTACTTACGCTCTTAGCTATTTCTAAGCGTTGCTTTATGGCTCTAAAGACCTCCATAACATTCTCTCCACAAGGTAAGGTTCTGCTGTGTCCGTTCTTAGGAGCTCCTATGATAGTGCCTGCACCCTTATGTGTCTTAATTGCCTTTGAGATAGTGATAGTATCATACTCAAAACTAATATCCCCTAGCTCAATAGCAAAGTATTCAGCAGGTCTTAGTCCAAGATTAGATAGGACTATAAAGAGTTCGTATATCTCTACACTCGATAGTGCTTTAGATTTTTTAGCTCTGTTATATAGAAACTCTTTAGTTTTTAGAAGCTCATCATCTCTTAAAGCAGGTCTTTTGGGTATCACTTGCCTAGCTTGAAGTCCTTTGAAGTTTGGTTTAGATTTAAACTTAACTACTTCAAGACCTTCAAGTATCCTAAGTGCTGTTCCAAGAGCTACTAGAGATGAGTTAAAAGAGTGTGGCGAATATACCTTGCCATTAACTCCCTTGTTTAGCATCTTATCCTTTAGCTCATATAGGTCAGCAGTTGTAAGTTCTGAAACCTCTTTGTCTCCTATGGCTTTTATAACCCTATTTAGGCACACTCTATAATGAGTTGTATCATCTAGGTATTGCCAGTATCTATCGTGCAAGAAGTCTAAGGCTTCTGAGAGCTTCATACCACCTCTAGCAGAGCTTACATCAGTTTCCCATAGCTCATCCTCAGCTTTGCCCTTGCGTATTCTTTCTTTCCACTCTTTCTCAAATCTTAGAGCTTCAGCTTTAGTGCTGTTAGGGTATCTTCTTTGAAACCTTACGCCATCCATTATAAAATCACTGCACCAAGTGCCATTTTTATTCTTATACATCCTTACGCTCCTTTCTGCACCTTAAGCCCTTTGGCGTTCTCTTTTTTCTATCTAGCTCATACATCTCATAATAGTATTTAAGGCGTTTATAGATAGCATCAGCTCCGCCATATTGTGCTTGCTTCTCTAGTATCCTTATAAGATACTCCTCATCACTTTCCCCTTTAAGACGTCTTGTATAGTGCCTAGATGGCTTAGGCTCTGTTGCTATCTTTTGTTGCTTTATTAAGCCATTACGATAGTTTTCTATATCTTGCTCCGCTCCTGCTATACCACATATAAGCCATAAGGCAAACATCCCAAAGAAACACCAAGCATACCAGTAGTCTAGCCAGTCTAACTGCACGCATACAAAGCAAACAAACCCAAAGACTGCTATTAAGCTAAGAGCTATCTTAGGCACTCCTAGAATAGTCATACCTAAAAAGCGTTTCTCATCTTCGGTTAGCTCTTTTCCAAGTAGTGTTAGCTTCATCCTAAAATCCCTCTATTTATAGAGATAGCCAAGCTCTAATCTCTTTATGATTAGCTAGCCTGCAATTCTTGCAGCCACTATCCACAGGGGCAAAGGCATAAGAGACTTTATCAGATACTTTAGGGTCTAGTTTATTATCTAGGGTTACTTCGCCTATTGTTATGTAGCACTCTAGTTTCTTATCATAACCTATAACTGCCATCTTTTGATAAGAGCCACTATAAGCATTACTATAACGCACGTCTAATATTCCTATCTTACCCTTTAGGTCTCTAAGCTCAAACTCAGGGCTCAAGCTAGACACAACTTCTACCTTCTCTAGGTTATCCCAAGCTTCTTTTAGAATAGTCTTGTATTGTTTCATCTCTATATCTCCTATCTTTTTATTTATAATCGTAATACATTACGCCTCTAGTATCATCATAGCCATATTCATCGCAGCCATACTCATCTCTGTAATAATCATCGCCATAGTAATAATCATAGGCATCCATCTCGCTAAACTCAGCTAGAAACTCTTTACTATTTAGGTACTCAATAATCCTTCTAGTGCTAAGAGTTTTAAGAGTGTTAAGCGTTGCTGTAAAGTCTATAAACTCGTTATGAGTGTGCTCGTGTTGATAGCCAATACTAAGATTAACACAAGCAATCCCAAGAGCTCCTGCTAGGTTGCTAGCATCAGTAAAGCTACCCCAAGCCCTATTATATCCCATAGCTTCAAAAAGGCATACAAGCTCCTCATTATCCCAGCCATAAAGTGCTAGCTCATTGCTACCCCTTCTATCAAGTCCTATAAATGAAGTAACATTAAGAGCTTCAATAGCATTAATACATCTTGAGCTGCCTAAGCCCCCTATCTCCTCATCCGTAAAGAAGCCAAAGGCAAAAGGTATCCCTCTATCAAGCAACTTAAGGGCGATATAACATCCGCACCTATCGTCGCCCCCTAGGCAAGCACAATCAGCGTTTGGTAAGAGGGCTATATAATTCTTTCTTATGTATAGCTCCCTTTCAGTTGGTGCTTTAGCTGCTCTAGCATCATTTATAGTATCTATATGCACGCACACAAGAGCGTATTGCTCCTTGCCTTTTGGTACAAAGATAATCCCACCATTAGGCACAACGATTTTATCATAATCAGCATAAGATAATCCCTCTAAATATTGCCATAAGCTTTCTTTAGAGTATCCAAGTAATTTTATTAAATCCCTCATATTCTTACTCCTTTTGTTACCACTGCTTTATTATTCAGCAACAGCATATCCTTTGAGCTAACATAGACTTCGCCTGCTGTATAGGCTGTTTTTAGCTCTTTAAAACTTGCGTCAGGTCTGTGCTTCATAAGCTTACCATACATAGATACAACCTCGCCCTTGTCGCTTATATCCAAAGCCCCTTTGAATACTGAGCCGTCCCTAGCTAGCTTGAAATATCCATTTATAATCATAGTGATACCTCCTGCTTTGTTAAGTTACTTAAGCTTGTTGAAAAGGCTAAGCTCCCCTTGAGATATAAAGTAATTCTTGCACTCTCTAAAAAGAAGCTATTAGGATTAAAAAAGACGTCTCTATTAGCTAGTTTTATTAATGTAAGCTCCCTTTTATTGTTAAAAAAGACCCTTATAGTCCTACCTGCTAGATAAGCGTCCCTACTATCTCTCTCGCCACCTATCATATATCCTAAAGCTTCTTGCTGCCCTCTCAAGAGGTCTATTACGCCCTCTATGTATTCTTTATGCTCTCTAAAATCTCTATCAAGGTTATAAGCTTCTGCTAAAACTTTTAAAAAAGCCCTCATATCAGCACAAAGCACCCTATTATCTAAATAGATAACCTTATTATCTTGTGCCCTATCTATAATAAGCATAGTTTTATGCCACGTATGCGACCTAACTACATATAATTCTACATCTGTATTAAAAGCCTCTATGTTGGTATAAGTGTCTATATCCTTAAAGCTTTTTAATCTATCTATTATTTCACTTCTGCTTAACATTGCTTATTCCTCCCCTCTTAATAGTTTTGTTTCTAAGCCATAATACACATTACCTAACTTTAAAGATATTTCTTGCGGTAACTTATTACATTTTATAAACTCTACAAAATCGCCTTCTCTTTTCTTTTTTGCAAAAAATGATAGGCTACCATTAGAATTAAAAAAGGCACTACCCCTATAACATTCTGTTGCATCTGTATAATACATCTCCTTAGGCTCAGTATCAAAAAGGTAAGCCTTACGCTCAGGGGCGTTTATATTAAACATTTCTTTTAATAAGTTTTGTAACTTGCTTGTCGTGTTGCTATAAAACTTATTATTAAAATATAGTAGTGCTCCATTATACTTTACAAGCAAGACAGTCTTGTAGTCTTGTATTGTAAATGTTTTATCCCATTCCCACGCCTTAACGTGTCCGCCATAAGTAAATTCTTTATAACCCCAAAGGGCTTTAATAAGCCCCTCTTTATTTCTTACTATCATAATGCACCCCCTTATTAAAATCCGTATTTCTCTATTAGCTCGATAATCTCTTGCTTGCTATATGAGCTTAAGCTATCCGCTAAATAGTCTTTAAGCTCGTCTTTATCCCAGTCACTGCGTACGTTTTCATCTATTTCATCAATATAATAAGCCTCGTCAGCTTTTACATACTCGTCCATACTTTCTATATACACCGCATCCTCTAGGGCTATTCTGTGATATTCATCGCCTTTATAAGGTACATAATCTTTATTATCAGTCCTAACCCATTCGCCATTTTGACCTACAACGCTTGCTATTCGCTTATTATGCTCGTATGTATCTTCATCAATGTAGTCGTCTTCTATTGATGAAAAGTAAGCATAAGTATAGGTTATGTAGTCGTCTTGAAAGTTTGAATAAACTGCGCTATCCTCGTCTAACCAGTCCGCTTGACTATTGCTATAAACTGCGTTTTCTCTGTCTATGTATTTGCCTAAATACTCAGAATAAACTTTATTGCTTACGTCCTCTAAGTCTCTGCCCCCCTCTTCATCTACACTTAAAAAGGCTCTAGTAAAGCCCTCACTTGATGCAAGCTCGTCAAGGGTATCGTCTGAGTATCCACCATTTACCCAGTCGTAGCTATATAACCTATCGTCTTTTTTCATAAGTGAGAAAGTATCTAGCCAACTTATGGCGCTCGTGTCCCCTATGCTTATGCTATAATCCCCAGTTTCAGGCTTTAATCTTGAATTAGTCACGCCCCATAATAGATTAATCCCCTCAGCTTCTAGGGCTTTTATAAATTCATCTCTGTCACTACTATCCCCATAATAGAGGCGGTCGGCGTAACAATTATTTAAATACTCCCCTTTTGTTTCATCAAAGATAACGTTACTATCCCATATAATAGCCCTTGCAGCTATCCTTGAGCCTATTTTAAGAAGCGCTAGCTTTGCCATACTGTCTAAAGACCTAAAGCGATAGCCCTTACCACTTTGGCAAGAGTGTGGGAGCCCTTCAAGGTCGTAGCCTTTGCTTACCTCTATCCACTCTAAGTGTGGCACTGGCTTTGTGTTTGTTAAGAGTTTAATAAGTTTTTCATCAAGATTTGCGGCTTTGCAAAAGTCCGCTTTTAGGCTATCCTTAACTTTGCTTATAACTGGCTCAAAGCCTTCTTTTTGTTTCAAGTTATAAAGCTCGCCATTGTTGGCTATAATGTAGCAAGGGGCGTAAAAGCCTTGTGTATTTGCTTTCAATTCATAGGGTAGATAATCAAGCTCAATACTACCCCTTTGATTTTCAATTAATAGGGCTTTATGAAACCTAACACCATCTGTGAAGTATTGATTTTTTTCATCTGCTATAAGTCTTCTAAAATTAACAAGCTCGCCACTTGTTAAGCTTTTATATATGCTTAAAGCCAAGTTTAATGTGTCATTTGATAACATTTGTTTTGCCCCTCCTCAAGGGCGTATTTAGTGCTATTAATGCACTTTATACCAGCGGATTAGCTCCGCAACTTCTAAAGGGTTAGGACGTTTAAACTTTGGTCGGTCAAGACGTCTTAGCCTCTTTTTTATTTATCTCATTTACTTCAAAACTTTTAAAAGCTCTTGATAAACCTTGATAAACCTTTTGGCTATCTCTAGGCTTTTTCAAGCTCCTTTTTGTTTTGTTGAGAGAATTATTGCACACATTAGCTTAATTTATTCTTAATAATGTAGGTAATTTATAAATATTTTTAGATAAAATGATTATATTGTTAGTAAAGTGCGTTATTTAAGGGCTTTGTGAGTTGTAAAAAGATGTTAAAACTTTTAAATGTTTTGGAGTTGCTGGGATTGTTTGGGAGCTTTTGGGATTGTATAGGGTTGCTTTTGGGTTGTGTTGTGCTGCGCTGTGGTGTGAGTGTGTGGATAGTTGTGGAGTGTGTAGGGTTTGCTTTTGGTGTGCTTTGGGAGTGCTTTGGGAGTGCTTTGGCTTTTATTAGTGTGTAGAGAAATAGCGAAAATAATAAAAAGTGTAATGGCTATTACAGAATTAAAAAAGATAGCAAAAAAGAGATGCAAACTTTGGCAACTCTTGGATTTGTTAGGGCTTGCTTTGAGCTGCTAGGCTATCTTTTGGCTGCTGCTTTGGCTTATCTCTTGGCTTTGCTTTGCTGAAGCTTGAAACGCTATCGGCTAACTTAACCGACCGCAGGAGATAGCACAAGGGTGGTGTTTAGGGATTATTTAGCTTTGTAGCTTGTATGGTGTAGGGATTTGTTAGGGGCTTTATGTTTGTATAGCTTGCTTTAGCTTTTCTTTTGGATTATTTAGCTTACTTTAGCTTTGGATTTGCCTATATATGAATTTTAATTATTCTTTATAGGGCTTTTAGTTTGGGTTTGCTTTGCTACCCTTGCGACGTTGTGGCTGTGCTTGTGGATTTGTAGGGGTTTGCTTTAGAAATGTTGTAGGGGGCTATGGGGGTAAATCGGAGACCCTGAGCGTTATCTAGGGTTTCAAATATTTTTACCATTTTCTTAAACCACTCCTGAGGTAATCCTTAAGCAACTCTTAGGTAATCTTAGGCTAACCTTGATGAAATCTTGGGCTATCTTCTAGCTAACCTAAAGCTTTCATCTTATCTTATTTAGCTCTATCTATTAAAAACGTTAATAAACCTATCTAGGAAGCTCTACAATCAACGAAAGGTATCCAAAGGTAAGTTTGTATTACCTAAGGTTAGTTTTGCTCTCTATGGCTCTCTAAATGCTTCTAAAGGGCATATATGATTTTTATCCTTGATACTCATTGAATATCTCTTAGGTATAGTTAGGGAGCTTCAGAATTATCTTACCTCTGCTCCGAACTATCTATTTATATCCCTATGACTGACTTCAGCCATAGTTAAAAGGAGTTTCGACATTATCTACCTCTCCGAACGGTCTTTATAGAGTTACTTAAAGACACCTATAACAATCCTTTTAACAATCCCAAAGCTATATCTTTGAGTAAGTTAAAAGGTATCTTATAGCTATCTTTAAAGTTGTTATGCTTATCTTAAGGACATCCTTTTATAGATATATTTATAGGATTTAGATTAAGAACTCCTAAACAATCCCTAAACTATCCCTAGAGTATCACAGAATATATCTCTGTGTTATCCTAGAGTATCCTTTAGGTTATCCTTAGGATTATCCTTTAGATATCTTATAGATTATCTTTAAGTTTTCTATATCCCCCCTTACCCCCCTTTTCTCCTATAAGTGGCGGGTGACTTCTAACGCCGTATTTTAGGGGCTTTGAGAGCTTAAGCAAAAAGTACATAAAACAATACATTATTAGTATATTTTTAGTATATTTTAAGCATAATTATATTATAATTCAACTCATTATGAAACACACTTACACAGTACCTATTACTCAGGACAACTTGCACTATCTAATGCAAGACCTAGTAAGGGGAGACGAAATAGTCTTGATGAGTATCAAGCTTCTAGGTAAGAATGTTAAAGAAGCCCTAAGAAACTTTGGCTCTCTAAGTACAAAGGCTAAGGTCTATACAGCAGCAGGATTAAGAGTGGATAGGACACTAATAAAGAGAGAGTTTAAGCCCCCTGAGCCAGCTCCTCGCTTCTCTGTGGCTGATATGGATTACATACTTCCTTTTACTGAACCTAGATTTGATTATATGAATAACAAATAGAAAATCAATTCTAAGGGGTCTAGGAGGCTCTAGGTTAAACGAAAGGGTTGCTAGAGGTATAATCTATCGTCCAAAGGCGTTCGTTGATTGTAGAAGCTCCTAGATGGGTTTATTAACGTTTATGTTTTCTTAGCCTATTTAAAGGGCTTCTTTTAGATACAGCCTAAAAATGGTCTTTAGAGATGCTAAGGCTCATAAAGGCATCTAGGAGGCTCTAGGTTAAACGTTCGCCTTTCAGAAGGTAATCATACTACCCTAATGACGTTCGTTGATTGTAGAAGCTCCTAGACCCCTTTATGAATGAAATGGGAGAAAGCACTTAGCCTCTCCCTTAACTTTACTATATAAACTTCCTAAACTTTGTTCTTTCTCTCTTACTCATATTAAGCTCAGCTAAGTACTCATCAAGTAGCTTGTTATCAATGCGTTCTTGATAGTTCCTTAGGAGTTTCTTAGGGTCAGCTCCAACTTGCTTTTGCCAATAAGCTACTGCCATAGCTAGTGCATCAAGGCGGTCATCGTGCCTTAAAGAGCCTCTGTCTTTTGTTATATGAGTGAGTTGATAGAATAGACTATATACAAATCTACTATCATCATAAGAGCCATCAAGAAATGGCTTTAAATCTTCCTTAACAGCCTTATAATCAAAGACAAGCTTATGAGCGTTTAGGACTGGCTCAAGGGTGTCTATGATACGTTTCTCTTTTTGGGTTGAGTGAGATACCTCTGAGACAGCACATTGATAGATAGTATTTAGCACTGGCTTAAGAAGCTCTACATACATACCATCTCCAAAGTTACTCTCTACTAATATCTCATTTACATTGTTCTCTTTAGCTATTGTTGCTAGCTTTATTAGTGTCTCTTCGCTATATCCACCTGTAAGACCACCACAAGCTGTAACGAATAGTCTTCCGTGTAGGTGCTTAACTACTGCATATCCTGTTTCGTCTCCACCTCTACCACTAGGGTCGATAGCCATTACTGAGCCAGTGTATGGAGCATATTCTGTATCACAAAACATAGGATAAAACCACCTATCCCCCTCAAAGCCAACGTTAGGTAGCTCTCTTATTATTTGCTCTTTAGCACTACCATAGCTAAGGTTAATAGGTGCTTTATCGTAAGGTAGGTTAGTAACTACTAAATCCCCTGTCTTAAGAGGGTATCTCTCACTATCACTTAAGCTAGTATCTAGCATATATTGAAGAGCGTATCCACTTCTACCATAAGAGAGCTTACGCTCATTTAGGTCATCTCTTGTAAATCTCTTAGGGTCTGTTGGAGTTCCTGCTGGCTCTCCTCTTTCTATCATCTCTTCAATGCTAGGAGCTAATGCACCATTATAGGTATCTTTTTGAGGTATCTCAGCAGTCCAAACCCTGCAATGAAACCCAGTAGCCCTTAGCTTGTTATAGATACTCTCTTCAGTTTGTGGAGTACCTAGATAGATTATTTGAGAGGTCTCTTTTGGTGTTAAGATAGCCTCAAACTCTTTTACAGCTTTAAGAAGCTTCTCCCTTAGGTCTGCTGTGGCTGAGTTATTAGGTACTTCGACGTCATCTGCAATAATGTAGTCAGCACGTGAGCCTGTAAGCATTGATGTTATACCTAATGACTTGACGCTCGGAGCGTGACTAGCTAATGCAGGGGCTACATCGAAGGCTACCTTTGATTGCCTTTGGTCGCTTGTAGGTATGAGATGTTGAAGCAGGGGTAACTCACATATCAATCTTTGCGTAAATACACTAAAGTCATCAGCCCTTTGTTTAGAGGCTGAGACAACTAATACCTTAGCTTGTGGGTCACGTAGTAGTAACCAACACACAAAGCTTGAGGTAATCCAAGACTTACCTATACCCCTAAAGCCCTCTATTATCTTTCTCTTTATATCAGGCTCTTGAAGGTAGTCAGCTATTTGAAACTGCACTGGAGTTGGATTAGGTAGGTTAAGGTGCTTCCACACTATAAAGAGAAACTGCTTAAAGTCTCCCTTTATACGTTCAATATCACTCTCCATCCACTATCTCCTCAGGCTCTGCTATGATTTCTCCATATTTGTTTAGCTTAGGTAGTCTTGGCATATTCTGTGCTAACTCTGCAAGAAACTCATTAGGGTCTTTAGCAACATCAAGGTCTCTTAAGGTAAAGCCATTATCCTTTAGGAGTGTTATAGCGTTTCTTATGTCCTTGCTGTCTGCTTCGCCTCTCTTTAGCTTATCAATGGTGTCTTTTAGAGTTAGCTCCATTATGTCTATGAATAGACCTTGTATTCTCTCTTTTGCTTCATTCATACTGCTTTTGCTCTCCTTATCCATCCTCTTTCGTTTATAGCAAGGCTAGGGTTTTTCTCAATAAGTGATTGATAATAGGCAACTTCTAGTCTATCATAACCCAAGTCAAAGGCTAGCGTATCATAGTCATTTATAGCCTTTATAGTCTTTTCTCCTATGACACCATCAACACTTACCCCTACAAGCTTTTGGGCTGCTTTTATAGCGTTATGATGACCTGCATTAACACCAAAGATAAACATCTCGTTTGCCTTTATGTTGTCATTGATGTAGTCAAGCTTCATAACATCCCAAAACTCAGCCTTATAAAACTTATAGACCTGTGCTTTTAGCTCTTCATCTTTAGATAAGATAACGCTAGCTCTCTCTAGGTTTCCTGTGGCTTCTATGGCTTGGCTTACTTTATCCCAGCCTATCCAAGATGGGTGTGCGTACTTGTAGATACCATAAAAGGTTACATCTTTTTCATTAGAGTTCTTATGGAGTATATTAGAAGGGGAGTTAAACTCTAAGGTCTCTAAGAGTGCCATAGCTTCTTTAAAGTTAGACATTAGCTCTCTCCTTAAACTTTACTCTCTCTTTATGCTCCCCTTTCTTACCAAGATTAAAGCTCTCTATCGGTCTGTGATAACCCATAACCCTAGTATAGATAACACACCTTGTTCTCTTACTATCATCTAGTTTAACCATTTATCATCATCCTCCTCAATGCTTCTTCTTTGTCTAACCATTGGTGGTACTACTGCTTGATAAGAGATGTTACTACCTTGATTAAACCTGACCTCTTTACAGCAATCGTGAATACTATCTGTCTTTGTTTTGATGTCCTTTAGGTCACTTCTGATTTCACTATTTAAATCCCTTGAATAATCCAAAGCTTGTTTAAATAGCTCATTACTTACTCTTCCGTTTTCAGCTAGTTGGTGCATAGGTTCTTTTAGAGACTTAATGGTATATACACAAAACCCAACTAGCACAAAGACAACCAAGATTAATATACCAACAACCCCTAGCTTATCCGCTTTTAAAGCAAAGTCTAGGATTTGTCCTACATTATTGCCATCCATCCCTGTTCCTTTCATACTTTTTTATGTCCTCTAGCTGTCCTATACACTTCTCATAACCGCTATAAACATCTATTAGTAACACCCCTGCTTCGCTTTGGTTTGTTACGTTTCTATCTGCTATCATAGGGGCTTCAAGAAGGTAGCTTGGTATCTTGTCATACTTATTTGCCACTGCTTGCTTGCTTTCGCAACCCATCAAGCACATAAGAAACACTGATGTCAAGAGCATTAGACATATCCTTTTTGTCCTCATATAGCACCCTTTCTTTGACTTTATTTGCTTTTATCTCTATTACTTGCCTTTGTTTGCTGGCTTTCTCTATTGCTTCTAGTTTGAGATTTATGAGCCTATCTTGTTCGTTTATCTCATCTTTTAACTTTTGGTTCATCTTATCGCTAGCACTCAATCTCTCCTTTGTGACACTCAGCTCATTGTCTAGGCTTTGATACCTATACCCTAGAAAGAGCGTAGTAAGCAATAGAAATCCACTAAGATATAAACTAGGACTTAGCACTTGTATCTCTCCCATATTTGATTATGTGATAGGCTCTCACGCTGTAATAGAAAAGCAGTATCTTCCATTTAGATACGCCCAAGAGCTCCAAGAGTTCCCTAAAGGTATCATCAGCTACTTTAAAATCACTATTGTTACCTAGCTTTATATAAAGTCTTAATGCATCATCTGTTAAGTAATCGTGTATCACAGAAGCTGTTAGATACTCAGGGCTATAAGGCTCAAACATCCACCAAAATATTCTAGGGATACTTGCACCATCTGTTATGTAGCCCACAGGTATGTCTATGTCTTTATACTTAAACGGACTAGCTGTCTCAAAGTTATCCTTACCAAAGGGCTTAACTACTATTCTTTGTAACTTCTCAGCCATTACGCACCTCCTCAAGTGTTGGCATCTCTGTTAAAATCTCATCAAAACTCTTAGGCATCTTATGCTTACCCTCAGCAATAGCATTTAGCAAGCCATAGCCATACTTCCATACCTTAGCTCTCCATATACCAAAGGCTTCTCCTTCTGCTCTAAAGTCATTGTCATAGCCTGCATAAGAGCAAGCAGAGAGAATGTCATCGTATCCTTTCTCTCTTGCTTTAGCATCTAGGAGCTCTTGTGTCTTTTCTTTAAAGAGTGCTGTAAGTTCCTCTAGGTTCTTGCTTACTATCTCATAAGATATTACGTAAGTGTCCCCTTTGACTTCGCTAGACTGCACCACCTTTTTAAACTCATCTACATTTGCTGGATAATCCTTGTAGGATACCTTTAGATACCCTAGCTCTTTTAGCTCTTTATCATCTAAAAACTTTGTATAAAGCGTACCCTTATCTGTTATGATGTAAGGGGTCTCTGCTACAAGGTCATCCTTTAAACTATATAGTTCCATTTATCCATCCTTTAAAAGTAAGAAAGCGAAACACTAGAGAGTGTTAAGTTTATAAACTCTTTATTGCCCCCTGTTGCTTGTACTGAAGCTCTCATTACAAGGTAGGTATCTTTTTTATAAATCCAAAAACTTGCCTTGTAGTTTCCATTGCTCCCTCCTGAAAACTCAGTAGGTGTTTGTGTTATCGTCCCTTTTATGTTCGCCCAGCCACCTGAGTAGGTAAAACCTGCACTAAAGGGCTTATTAGCTAAGGTATCGCTCCAATCTCCTATAATAAACTCTACGTTTCGCTTTGATTTAGGGATAGCAAAGTTAGAGGCTGTAAGCCTGTCATAGGGGCTATACTCTCCCTTAGCATATAGGTCATTTCCTCTTGTATTGAAGTAATCATCTCCACCCTTATCTCCTCTTTTAAATACCAAAGAGAAAGTAGAGTTAGTTTCATTAAGAAAGTCATCAGAAAAAGAAAAGCTAAGCACCTCCTTTTCTGCATAAGCAGCTACATTATTCTTGTAAATAAATACAGCGGATGAAGGAGATACGCCCCCACCTAGTGGATAACACATTTCTGCTTCTTTTAAAGTAGAGCGAGATAGCTCTTTTGAGCTTCCATTATATAAGAAGCGAAGCTTATCCCCACTTCTCCATATATAGCCTAGAATTACAGACTTACTAAAATCTCCATTTTCTAAAAGCCATAGTGTGCTTCCCTCTGAGAAAAAGCGATAGTTTAAAGAGACACCTAGCCTACGCCTTTTAAACCCACCATAATCATAAGTGCCTCCTGCATTTGTTTTAATTACCTCTTTTGTTAAAGTGTATTGCTCCCCTTTTGCAAGGTTTAGCTCTATGCTTGCTTGAGTGTTGGGATATTTAGGGGTCATCAAAGCTGGCTTACCATCTGTGGAGCTTCCGCCACAACCTATCATAAAGCTCATTATGCCCTCCCCATATATACTTCGTTTGCATTGGCTATGAAGTAAGAAAAGACCTCAGTCTCCCCTAAATCAGTTGGTACTTCTCTCCATTTTATGGTTGCACTCCACCCTGTTATCTTATTAGCACCTTTAACAACTATAACACCCCCCTGCCCTATGCCAAGATATACAGAGAAAAAGTTAAAAGTTCCTGTGGTATTATTTAGGGTTATTATGAAGTTCTTACCAAGTGAAGGGTTAATCTCTAAAGTATCAGAAAGTGCTGTTACGTTCTCAGTATAAGGCACTGCACTAGGCTTTATCTTTCCCTTATTATCTAACCCTGCATAACCATAAGGCTTGTCCTTATCAGTTGTATTTACCTTATAAGATAAGGCATTATTCATATCTGCACTATTCGTATAATAGGTATTTAGATACCTTTTGATTTCATTAGGCTTAACCTTGCATAGAGTATTCCCTGAGAATATACCAAAAGAGTAATCAGCACTAGCACCCATAGTGAATATGTCTTTTCCAATCTCTGTTTGTGAAATAGATGACGATATTGCACCGACATTTATGCCACCTGTTTGGGTTCTCTTAACTATCTTCTCATACTCACTATTTTCTGACACACTGCTTTGTTTGACAAAGAGGTTATCTGTTTGAGTATTAGAGTAGCTATCCCCTATCTTTCTATATAGTTGCTCTCCATCACTTTTTGCTAGATACCTATTATCGCTCTCAGTCTTTCCATAAGCTTCGCTCTTTGCTAAGTACCTATTGTCACTCTCACTCTTTTTATAAGCATCAACCTCTTGGGAGTTTATAAAGTCCTTTATAGACATAGACCTAAGCAGACCCTCTCCAGTATCTCTTACGATAAATCTCCACCTATCAGTAGCCAAAGAGTTTTTTATGTCACTCACTTCAGCTTTAGTTGTAGCATTAAGATAGACATTAGTTGCATAGATATTGCCTTGAGCGTTTCTTTTTACAAGCTTGCCACCTGTGTTTCCCTCACTAGCATCACTCTCTCTTAGCACTCCTTGCAATAGGTTATTAATCTTATTACTAGAGTAAGTCTGAGCTATGCCAGCTTGGGTGTCATTGATAAGTCCTGATTTGTTTAGGTTCTCTAGGCTACTCTTTAGGGTCTCTAGGCTAGCCTTAAGGACGTTTAGCTCAGTTTGCTTACCTCTAAAATCAGCTATAATGCCCCTTATGTCGGTTAGAGCTGTGCTAGCTTGGTTAAGGGCTTCATTGGCTTTTGTATCTATGCTAGCTTTAGTTGTGGCAATCTCTTGCTTTGTTCTTGTAGCCACATCCCCTATATCTAGTTTAGTAGCATTACCTAAGTTTGTTAAGTCCTGCTTAGCATTGCTATAGGTAAGTAAGATGTCTGTACTCTTTGAGGTAACATCTGCTAGCACACTTCTAACACTATCTAAGTTTGCTTTGACTTCAACAGCCTTACCTTCAACATCTCCTTTAAGCTCTTTAGCTTTTGCATAGTCAGCATTGAAGGTATCTATCTTTGTCTTAGCTTGCTCTAGCTGTGTTAAGGCACTCTCTAGCTTTGCTTTGGTCTCTTCAGCCTTGCTCTTTGTCTCTGCACTAAGTACCTTTAGCTCTTCGCCTGTTTGCTCTATGCTTGCTTTATCAGAGTTAAACTTAACTAGCTTAGTATCTAGCTCAGCACTCTTAGCTGTTGCACTCTCTCCTAGCTTAGTTACAGCGTCCTTCTCATCTTTAAAATACTTTGTAGCCCAAGACTTGTTAATGGCATCCTTATCATCCACAGGGTCAGCCACATAGGTAAGCCTTGAGCTTCTTGTATCAACTACTTTACTTCCATCAGGCAAAGGAGAGATTTTAAGAAACCTCTCTTCTGCATCTGCTATCTTTTGTGTAGTCTTATTTTTCCTAAAGACTTCATCAATCATTGTCTCTCCTTAACATCCATAGTGGTTGTTGTCTGTTAGCTTCATTTGCAAGTGCAGGGTCAAACCTTGTCTGCATATCTTTTTCTAGTCTCTCTTTAACTTTATCTAGTTTCTCTTCTTCTCTAGTTACATAAATCTGTTTAGCACTAGAGTAAAAGGTTGTGATAATGTCTTGCAAGAAAGCAGCCTTGTCGCTATCAAGAGCTAAAGCTTGGTAGCTAGGGTTATTCATAACATCTATAAGCTTCTCTTTAAGTCCTAGCTCTTTTACTATGCCTCTTATAATGGTCTTATCAGCTGCTTCTATTGGTAGCTTTACACCATTAAACTCCATAGTATTTCCCTTTAGTGGGTCAGTGCCTACACCCAAGCTTGCTAGCTCATACTCAATAGAGCTTCTATCAAAGGTAGCTGTATTTGTAACACCTAGAAACATACGTTCAGCCTTAGGGCTAGGCTCTCCAAAGAGGTTAAGAGCTTTTGGCATCTCTCCAAAAGGTAAGCTAGCTGTTATATAGTCACGAAACTCTTGTTTCTCTGTCTTACTATCATCTAGCCAATACTCCCTTATCCTTCTATTTAAAGCACCATAAGGCACACGAGCACCTAAGAGGTTATAAGACCACTTAACTACCTTTTGCCCCTTCTCTTCGTTAGGATCTGAAAACAACTCTATGAAGTCCTTAGCACCTTTCATATAAGACTTGTTTGTTGCAGTCTTGATAAATGCACCTGTTAGAGCAGCTAAGAAGCTCTCATCTTGCTCTGGGTCACTCTCAACCTTATCCCAAGCACTAAGCACATTAGATACTAGAGCTATGTTAGATGAGAGTGGGTCAAGCCCTTCGAAGCTATAAGCTCTATCTCCTACTATGATGCTGTTTTCAGGTATGTTTGCTAAACCTAAAGCCTTGCTTTGCTTTGTATCTGTTGCTGATAAGATGATGCCATTTCTATATAGCTCCCATATAGCCCCTATAATCATAGAGCTAACAACTACTTGTGATATAGCCATAGCCCTTCTAGTGCCTCCTGCTGCAAAGTCTCCTAGCCACTCCCTACTAAAGAAGGTAAATGGAGGTATGCGTCTTAACATCTCTTTTGTAATGTTTGCTGGAGTTGTCCTAAAAGGTACTACTAATCTAGCAACTGTTTTCATAACTACATTAGGGCTATTTGACATATCTTGTAGCCATCTTAAAGGTTGATTAATACCTAATGAGCCATTAGCTAATGCGTGATACACAGGCTGTGTGAGTTTGTCAAAAGGATTTGATACAGATGTAGGAGTAGTAAATGTAGCCCTTCTTGCCATATCTATTGCTCTTTGGTACTGCTTAGTAGTAGGGTTATTTACAAAGTTGCTGATAAACTCAGCCTGCTCCATCTTAGAGCCAAACTTAAGCCCTTGCTCGTTCATAGTCTCAGCAGCTTGTCTATATAACTCTCCCTTATAAGATATGTTTTTAAAGACCTCATCAACTCCAGTAAGAGCCCTAAAGATAAAGTTATAGGTTAGGTCTGAAACATAGTCCTTTATGTCACTTGCTACTCTTTGCTCCTTTGGTATGAGCCTACCCTCTTCATCAAACATCTTGCCAAAGACACCTCTAACATTAGCTGTGAGTGCTTCGTTCCATTTCTCTCCCACATCTAGTATAGGCTTATTTGTCAAGAAGGCTTTTATGGCATTTCCGTTCTTACCATCTTTAGAATACTTAGCAAGCTTTAGGCTATCTTTAGCTCCTGCTACAAAGCCAGCCCACTTGTAGTAGTATTCTTTAAAGTGCTTAAGGTCTCTATCTGCAATAGACCTACCTGCTAGAGCTGTAAGGTGCTCTATCTCTCTTAAGCCTATCATTGTGAGGTTACCTAGCACGTTCTTTATGTGTGTCTGAGGGCTTGAGAGCATAGCTCCTTGACCCATACCCATAACTACATCATACCAAGAGCCTCCACGAGATGCCCTTCTAGTAACAGCAGCCCCCTCTTTAACACTCATCTCATATCTTTCAGCAAAGAGGTCAAGCTCTTTGTTTATCTGTGCTAAGCCACCTAAGCTATCTACGTTTGCTTGTAGCTCCTCTGTTGGTAAGTCTTTTAGTCTTATAGGTTTATTTAATAGCTTATGAGCGTTCAAGCCCCTACCTATCTCAGAGCTTATACCTTTAAACATATCTTGCATACGTCCGTGCTGAAGCATCTTAGTGTATAGCTCAGTAGCCTCTGCAATGTCTGAAGCTCCTCTTTCTTTGTAGCTTTTGATACCCTCAAACAAGTCCTTACCAAAGTCATTTAGAGTTCTGCCAATGGCTACAACCTTAGCGTTGATGTTTTGCACGCCCTTATAAGCGTTCTTAACAAAGTCCATATCAACATCATAGGTGTTAGAGATTTCTTCAACTTCTTTATGGGTTACCTTAGCTTTGTTTAGGTTAGCCTCTAGCTCATCAACGTGACTTACTACGTCCTCTTTTGTTATAAGCTTATCTGCTACACTCTTAGGTTGCTCTACTTCTACCTTAGTAGGCTCAACCTCTTTACCCATAAGCTTAGCTTCCCTTTTGGTATCTATGGCTTCTTGTAGGCTCTTAGCCTCTTCTTCACTCTTTGGAGTAACTTTAGGGGTCTCTTTAGGTGCTTTTAAACCTGTGCTATCAATAGCTTTTTCTATCTCTTTTTCATAGATAGCTCCTGAGCCATTAGCTTTTAGGGCAGCTGATTTCTTAATGCCACCTATAACTTTAAAGATACTCTCTGCAAATGCACCAAGCCCTAAGTTCTCTATGGTCTGCTTAGTTCTAAGTAGCACTGCACTATCTCCCTCTTTAGCTCTTAAAGCTTCAGTTATGGCATTATCAAGGGGAGTATCTTTTACTAGGTCACTAACCTTAGTATCTTTACCATCAAAGGCTGTAAAATCTACTACTGCTCCTCTTGCCATACCAAGCACTGCTGGGTTTTTAATAGTATTTGCAAAAGCTCCTGCTTTAGCTATACCAGTATATGGGATTAAGAATTGAGATAGGGTTCTCATAGCCTCTCCAAAGCTGTCTTTATCTTTTGGGAGTATCTTAGAGAAGTCTATAACATCCTTTTCGTTTGGGTCATCAGGGTAAAGAGACTTTTGGTGCTCTATCATATCCCCTAAGTTCTTACCACTCCATACATCATCAGCCCAAATCTTAGCCCTATCAGGTAGTCTTGAAAGACCCTTTATGCTATCTACTGCTAGGTCTTTAGTGTTCTCAATGGCATCAAGTGCTCCACCTATAGCGTTATAGCCAACCTCAGATAGATAGTATCTAAACTTATTTGAGTGATACTCTTCATATCTAGTAGCATCAAGCTCAGTCATACGTCCTGAGTTATAAAGAGTGTTGGCATCTTCAGGGCTAAGCTCAAGAAGTCCTTTGTTTCTAAAGTTATACCCAGCCCTTGCCATATAAGCTCCCTCTTTATCTAGTAGCCCCTTTTTATAAAGCACATAAGCATCATCAGGCGAGCTTATGCTAAATGGGTCTGCTACTTTACCTTGTTCGTTTAGTGGGTAATCGGGGGTGGGAGTATTTTCAATAGAGATACCTAGCTTCTTTCTTATCTGCATAGGGCTAGGCATAGAAGCTTCTTTAGTTAGCCCTCCCACATCATCTAGTGAAGAAGCTTTCGTCGAGGTCATCTCCTGTGCCTCTTTGGTCGGTAGATTTAGTGTTGTCAAATCTGCCGCTTCTGATAGATTGTGTTTTACCTCCATTTGCTTTATCCTTTTTAGTTGTCTCTCTTCCTATATATTCAGGTCTTATAAGTCCAGTATCATCATCTATAACCCTATCAGTTAAATCATCTAAGAAGTCATTTATCTCAGGCACACTCACTTTTCTTTGCTCTTGTTGAGCCTTATAGATAAACTTAGTAACCTCTCTATCTACTAGCTGAAGAGCCTTTGTAGCATCTCCTCTCATATTTTGATTTAGCTTATCTAATGTAGTTTTACCTATGCGGTCATTTAAGGCTTCTTTACCTGACATAAGGGCTTTCCACTCAGCTGTATTGCTACCCAAGCCTATACTCTTTAAGCTTGTCTCTGTATCGCCTATGCTCTTTACTAAGCTTGTGTAGTCAGTTTTTGTAAGATATGCTTTGTTAGCCTCAACATCATCAAAGCTTAGATTACCTGTTTGATTTTTCCTTAGTAACCTTGTATAAGCCTCAGTATTTGTTGTCTCTGCAAAGCCAGCGTTTTGACTAAGGCTAACACCAAACTTCATAAGCCTTGCTCCATCCTCGCCATTTATTGCTCCACTTTGGACTGCTTGAGCTATCATATAAGGGAGGGATTTAGCATATTTGACTTTACTTGCCTCATCTAACGTGTCATAAGTATAAGCCTGCATCCACATATTAGCTGCATTCTTTTCTTGAGCTTTCTTAAGTAAAGCCTCTTGCTCTTTTCTATATTCCTCTTTAGCCTTTATACTTTGAGCCTCTAGGTTATCCATCATATCCTTGTAAGGCATAGAGATAGCTCCAGTCTTAGGGTTACTACCAACTACTGTGTCATAAAGTAGATTGCCATCAGCACCCCTAAGTCCTCTTAGGCTATAAAGGATTGCATCAGCTTTCTTGAAGTTACCCTCATTTACAGAAGCTAACATCTTGTCTCCTGCTCTACTAACTACAAAGGTAGCTAACTCATTAGGGCTAAGCCAAGAGCCTCCTTCGCTCTCTCTTGTTTGAGCTGAGATTGAGTTCATAGTCTCTTGAAAGGACATAGGGTTTAGCTCTCCCTTATCAAACATACTATCAACGTAGTAATTAACAAGTGTGCTAGTAGAGTTTAAAAGCTTTGTCTTTCTATCTTCTATGTATGCTTTGTTATAGGCTTCTTCTCCCTCTAGGAGTGCCTGTTTAGCCATAAGGATACCACTCTCACTCATAGCTCCATTACGCTCATTAGAGTTCATATACTCTTCATTAAAGACGTTTTGATAGGTTTCTTTATATAAAGCGTCTGTCCTTGCTCTAGGGTTTGGGTCATCTAAGAAGTAGTTGTTTTGCTTTAGCTGTTCTAAGAATTGGGTCTTTAAATCAATAGCTCTAGCTTCATCTTCAGTAGCCCTGTAACCTCTCTTGTAAGCCTCTTCAGAGTGCAAGAAGCCACCAACCCTAGAGCTATCCATCTCAAGCCTTTCGTTAGCGTCTTGCATACCCCTTAAGGTATCCTCTTTAACGTTCTCTTGATATTTAGCTCCTGCTATTCTCACAGTGTTACCTGCAAGCTCTCTTAGTAGTCCGCCTATCCTAGCGTTTTGTCTAGCACTCTGTACGTCAGAGTTAAGGCTTAAATCAGTAGGCACATACATATTTATAGGCTGAGCTACAACGTTTGGTGCTGATGAGTTACGAGATAGCACAGGAGTTTCAACCCTCCTTACAGCTATCCTTGAGTTCTCTATTCTCATTTATTACCCCCAGTTTGATTTGAAGTTTGTAGCATAAGGGCTTCTTTTAATCATCAGGTTCTTTTGCTGAGTGGTGGTAGCTCCTGCCTTTGTAGCATTGGATGTCTCCATAGGGGTTGTGCCACCTGTTGTATTAGTCTGAGTACTTTGGTTCATCATCCCCGATTGGTTCATAGCTCCATATACTGTGCTATACATCTGCAAGCCTCCCACAGCTCCTGCTAGGGCTGCTTCTAGGTGGCTAGCTCCGTGTTTCTTGTATTGAGACTGAAGGCTCTTAACGCCACTTGTATATTGGCTAGATAATCTCTCATACTCTCTAGCATTCTGAGCGTGTTCGTTCTCTTCATTTTGATTTATCACACTTAGGTCTTGGTTCTCATTAAACCTTGAAGCATTAAAGATAGCATCTATGGAGTTGCCTACTAAACCTCCACTTTCAACCCTTAATCTTGACCTCTCTCTTAAAGCCTCAGCCTGTCTCTTTTGTCTCTCAACTGCTGCCTTATCTGATATTTGTTGGTTCTGCTCTTGTAAGGCTACTTGCTGAGCCATCATATTGCTTTCTTGTTGCTTTACCTCTGCGTCTATCGCCTTGTTCTGAGCTTTGTTTTGCTCTACTGTTTGATAGGCGGTAGCTGCTGCTGAGATAGCTGCCATTGCTATTGGTATAGCTATCATATAACACATATTAAAAATCTCCTTTATCTAAATGAAACTTAACAAAGAGTGTCTCTTTATCCTTAAAGGTTACATACTCTTTATCAAAGCTAAAGCCTAAGCTCTTAAGCCACTTTATAGAGGGCTTGTTCTTTAGGCTCACATAGTTATAAACTCTTGTAAGACCAAGTTTAAAGAAGCAGTAAGCTAAGCCATCATAACAAAATGAATTAGAGCTAAAGAGGTGCTTATTAAACAGCTCATCACTGCATAGCACCCACACAATGCCTACTTTCTCATCATTAGGGTCTTTAGCAACTCCACCTGCACCTATACACCTCTCATTCTCATCAAGGAGTAGCCAAGCAACTATTGAGCTATCTAGGCTATCCTTTAGGGCTTGCTTAGGGCTAATATCACTTTGTGCCTTAAGCTCATCTCTCTCACGCTTGCAAATCTTAAGCTCCTTTACTACATCCCAATAGCAAGGCTTATATGTAAGTGTTCTTATCATAGTGGCTTATCTATTAGTGAAGTTAGTATTTCAAAGGAGACTGATTGGATGTATATAGGTTTAATGCCAGCACTCTCAATGCAAAGCTTATTATCCTTAGCTTCTCCACGAAGTATAAAGGTTTTCTTATATATACTAGGACGTGCTGTGCTTGTTAGGTTATCCCAAAAGTACCTTAGCTTCTCTTTATCAAATGAGTAATCTCTAATGCTTACATAGACATTAGCAGCCTTAGCTAGATATATGGTAGCTCTTCTAAGCAGTGTTCTACCATCTATTGAGCCAACTACGTCATTAGTAAATTTAAGAAAGATTGGCGAGAAGTGATACTTAAATGAGTACTTATAGCCATAGTGTAAGCCACCTGCAATAGCGTTTTGTAAGTCATTTTGAGTAATGCTAGAGGTTATCTCAGAGCCATCATAGTACTTTCTCATAATGACATTAGGGATAGCTAGGATTTCTCTAGCATCCTCTTTCATAGCACTAAAGGGCTTATCAAAATCTACACACTCATAGTCTGAGCCTACTAAGCCTAAGTCTATCTTACCTAGTACTCCATCTCCAAAGGCAATATAGAGCTTATTATCAAAGCAGAATATACCTGCTACACTCTTAGCAAAGCTCCATACACTCCAAGAGCTTTGGGTTTTCTTATCTCCACTCCAAGCATACTTATAGACATAGAGCTTGCTTGAGTAGTCGCTTACGAATAAGATGTCTTCATTAGGCATACCTGTTACAAGGTAGTTGCTACTTGATTTAAGAAGGTCAGGCACGTGGTCTGTGACACTAGGAGCGTCATTAATCATACCATCATTTTGTATGAAGTACTCTCTTAGGCTTACACCATTACCTCTTGGAGAGATAAAGTATGTCATCTGTCCTAAGCTTACAGGTCTTACAGAGCCATCAAATGGATAAGAGAGTATTGGTGCAACATTTATTGTCTTAGATGAGAGAGGGTCATTGCCACTATTAAGGATAAACTGCTGGTCGTCTCCAAATATCATAAGGTTATCTCTACTTGCCTTTGCATAGTAAAGCGTTGTTACAGAGGTTGAAGGCACATCTACATCTATTGGAGCGTCATCAAGAGCGTCTGTAACAGTACCTGCAAAGAAGTTAAAGAAGTCTCCAACCTTCGTAAGGCTAACTGATTGTCCGCTTAGTATGCCAAGCCTATTAGAGAATAAGAATATATCATTGATGGTATTATCAACAAAGCTTGGGTTTGGGTTAGAGTTCTCATCTCCCACAGCCCTATCAGACCAAAGACAATACTCAAGTGCAAAGTAAAGACCGAGAGGATTGTTCTCACTTCTATATCTAGCTATGTCTTGCTTTCTTATTAGCTGAAGGGGCATAGTAGAGTTATCAAACTTATGGTAACCATTAGGCTCTCTATACTCTTTCCACACACCTGTTGAAGCTATCTTCTTACCTTCTTTTAGGTAACTCTTTTCATATCTTACCCAGTATGTACCCTCATCACTATCTGTCTTACCAACTATCTGAAGCACAAAGCCATCAGGAGCTTTTGGAGGCAGGGCATTGAATGCTTGTGCTCTACCTTTAAAGGCTTTAAGGGCTGCATCTCCCCAGCTATCTCCGACCTCTATGGTAAAGTCTCCTTTATCCTTAGCCCAAACTTCTATAACAGCTCCATTTAATGACGTCTCAAAAGCTCCACCAGCCCCTGCATTTATCTGACTTGCAAGATTAGCTGCTATTGTCTCTGTTCTATAAGTACTACCTTGATTGGTATTGCCTGATTGGTATGAGGCATTAACTACTCCACTCGTGCCTCCTCTTTTAGTAAGGACAACTCTGTAATTCTGCTCTGCTACACCCTTACTCACATAGATGATAGCTCTCTTATCATACTCTGAAAGATTAGTTGTATTACCCCCTGATATAGATTGCTCCATCCACCCATCTACTTCTAGTGTAAAGGCTGTGCCATCCACCTTTCTAAAGTAAAAGGTAGGTCTGCCATTTTCAAAAGGGATGTTTGGCTGAGTAGCAGAGAAGCCTGTACGAGCATTGATTTGGTCTCTAAGCTCTTGTGCTATGTCATCAAGTGTCTCTGCCTCTCCAGTATCTCTCTTTTTACCATCTACGTGTGTATAGGTTGCTAGAGTAACACCATCTACCTTTATATAGTAAGTATGGGTCATATCTAGCCTAGCATTAATGGATAGCTTTACCATAGCTGACATATCAGAGTTTGAAGTAAAACTATCTACAACTTGTTTCATCCTTACAACCCTACGTTTATTAACTATAAAAGTGTAGTCTCCTATGGTTGTCATAGCTATATCGTTTTGTGGAGACTTTGTTGTTATGTAGTTTTGATGCTGTGTTACACCCTCTACTGGATACTCAAACCCCTTTAGGTTCATAACCTTGAGGTCTCCTTTGGCATCTAGCTTTATAATATATCGCTCATCTTCATCTCTGTTTATCGTATGCCAAAAGGGTTTAGCATAACCTAGACCTGAGCTAATAATACTCACAGGGGGTCTTTGGCACAGTCCATAAACTAATGAGCTTATGGCATTTTCTTGGTAGTTGCCTTGCGTCTCAAGCCTAAGCGTAGGGGCTTGCTGGCTCATACCATTAAAAAGCCCTGCATAGTGTTTAGTTATTAGTGTTTGCATTTGTTACCTTTAGTCTGTATTTAGGTCTTACGCTAGATGTGACAGCTTCAGGGTTGTTCTCCTTATCTAGTATCCTAGAGACACTCTTAGAGTTCATAAAGGATAGTGGAGCTAAGCTTTGACCTGCTAGGGCTTTAGCTCTTACAATCATCATCTCATCTAGTACGTACTTTCTAGGGCTGATAATAGCTGTTGGCTGATGTAAGAAGCTTGCTTTATATCTTGCATAGCTAAATACTGCATCAGGTATCTCACTATCTTCTACACCCTCTTCGATGCCTAGCTCAATCTTAACCTCTCTTAAGGCTCTGTTGTAGAGTGCTTTAGGGGCTATTAGGTTTGTTATTAGGCTAGCTTCAGCATTATCCATATCCTCAGTTGTGATAGGTCTTTGAGCTTCAGTAGGTATAAGAATGCTTTGAAGTCTAAACATAGTCTTGTTAAGGATGTAGTCGTTTATGACAGAGTTAAACTCACTTTGTGTATAGCCATAGGTAGCTATAAACTCATCTGAAACTTTTGCATAAAGCTCAGGTGGATACAATCTATTTGCTATTATTGCTAAGCGTAAATCAAGCTCGTTTTGGTTCTTTTCAGCGTCTGATATAACATAATCATCAGGGCTTAGGATAGACTTTTGAAAGTTATAACTAGCTATGACCCTTAGGGTTTGTGTTATATTACTAGAGTTACTTAGGTCTGTTGGGATTACATTACTAAAGCCATAGATTGCAAAGAGTTCTTTAGCTGTGGCTTCTAGCACCTCCAAAGGTACTTCTCTTTTTGTTATAAGCCTCTTCTTAAAGTCTTGATAGCTTTGCTCTACACTCTCTATACTTAGTGGATATTCATCAACCTTAGCAAAGAGTATGGCTTCAAGCTTGATGAGTGCTAGGTTTTGCTTTAAGCTCTTAGGCACAAGGTTGCTAAAGCTGTAAAGCTCGCTTAGCTCTGTATCAACTTCTGCTTGGATGTTCTTAGGTATTAGTTTCTTTCTTATGATAGCTCTTTTGTTATAAGCTTCATCCTCTGCGGTAAATTCGTGTAAGACTTCACTTGATACTACGTTTGTTTGAAACTTACGACCTGCAACTGCTACAACTAAGTTATAGACCTCTATTGGCATACTATTAAGTGTGTTTATGCCATTATAAGCAAAGTCATCATTAGTGTAAGGCAACTCATCTATTGCATTTTGAAGCATACGTTTAGCCATTAAGGCACTAGGGTCATTCATATCCTCTAGCATCTCTTGACCTACGCTTAACAATATTGTATTTACTGCGTCCTTTATTCTATCGTTTGGCATTATTTCTCCTTATTTTATTTTTAACAAAAAGGGGAGCATAACGCCCCCCTATGTTATGCGAATGAGCCTGTTGGGAGCTTGCCTGCTCCTACTCTATTCTTATCGTGGATTACTTGAGCCCAGTTAGCTGGCAAGGCTGCTTTACGGATTTCAACAGCACACTCAGGTCTTAATACACCCATACCACAAGCTAGGCTTGCTCTAGTCCAAGTACCCATTCTGCCATCATCATCCCATATCTTAGTAGTGATGTCTCCGCCTTTTAATACACCAACTGCTTCATTAGTACCTACAAAGGCAATAGTACCCTCGCAGTTAATACCGTGATACTCATCGTAAAACTCTTTATTAGCTGGTTTTGTTGCATCAACGTTTGGTAGGTAGTTATGATAAGTTAGTGGGATACCACCAATCTTAAACACAGTACCTTCTGCATAATCTCCTACGTTGCCATAGTCTTTGTTTAGTAAGGCTCTATTTTCGATAATCTCGAAGTATGTATCAGGGCTTGTAACAGCAAAGATTTCTCCTGTAACGTTCTTTTTGATTAACTCTTTCTTAGCTGCTATCAAAGCCTTAGCAAACGCATTAACTCTTGTAGCAAGGTCAGCGTTAGCTAGGTTTGTATCAACTATCACAGAGCCTCCATCATACTCATCCATAACGTTCTTTAGACGAGCTGCTGTGATAAACTTCATCTGAATGTTGCGGTCATACTTTTGAGCTAGGACTTCTCCCATCTTCTTTGTATATTCTTTACGTGCATCGTAATGCAACATACTTTCATTGAAGTCATCAGTAAAGAATGAGCTTACAAGAGGTCTATCAAGAGTAAGCTCTGATTTATCGTGAGCTACCTCTGAGCCTTTGATATGCTCGCCTGCGTTATGGTAGTAAGCACCTATGCCACCAATGTGCTCGAAGCGAAGTGACTTAGCACCATTTATCTCTTTTCTTTGGTACTTACCCTCCATAGCTACGTTTTTCTCAAAGCTAGATAGGATTTCTCCAGTTACCTTTTCTACTAGAAGCTCTCTGTCATTAGCCTCTAAGCCACTAAATGAGCCGTTCTTGCTACCACTATTTAAAGCTGTTGCTTTATCCATCTATGTTCTCCTTGTTGTTATTGTTGTTTGAAGCCACCAAGCCTTAAAGTGTTGGCTAGCTTTTCATCTACTTCTGCTCTGTATTGAGGGCTTTTGTTATACCTCTCATCAGAGATTGCATTGGCGTAGTCTCTGCGTGTTAGAAATGTATCGTTTCTAAGACCTCCGCTACTTGTCTCTCCCATAGTTAGCTTAGGCTTGCTTGTGCTATTTAGGCTCTTTCTTGCATACAAGCCCTTAATGGCAGCATTCATTCTTCTTTGGTTGCCACTATTTATAGCCTCGTTATAGTCCTCTATCTCATCTTCTGTGAGGTTCTCGCTAGCCCAAGCTATCATATCTGTATAGCCCTGCTTACCACCAACTAAGTTATAAGCTTGATTGGCTGCTTGTTCTGTTACGTAAGCTGAGGCTACCTTTAGGTTTTCTATATAGTTATCCACTAGGTTCTTAGGGAAACTCTTATAAAGCTCCTTACGTGATGCCTCTCCAATATCGCCTGTATATCTTAGTTCGTTCTCGTACTTTGAGTAGTCGAAGTCTTCGCTAGGGTCATAAGTCTGTTTAGGAGTATCTTGTGGTTTATCTGTTGTGATTTTAAGACCAGCATCTTGTCCGTTGTCAATGGTCTTAGCACCAGCTGTTTGAGAAGGTATCTCTGTTTTGCTTGGCTCAGTGCTAGCCTCAACGTTAGTATCCACCTCGTTACCAATAATGTTATCACTCATTACTCCTCCTTAAAACCTAATGATTACCTGAGTATCATCAGTGTTCTCCACTGGATTAGCTTTACCTACCTTAAACTCTTCACTCTCACTAAAGCCCTTAGCTTCTACTGCTAGGCTGTCAGTGTTAGACTTAGGTGTCTCTTTGGTATTCTCAGCTTGCTCTAGGTTCTCATTGTTCTCTTGTTCGTTCTTGCTAGTATTCTTAGCCATTTATATCTCCTTGTTGCATTTGTGTCATTTGTTGCATTACGCTTGGGTCTGTCATAGCTTTACTAATGCCACTCACTAGGTTTGGAGTAGCTTTACTCATAAGCTCTTGTTGCTGAGCTTGTTGTTGTTGCTGTGCTATGGTGTCAGCATCCAAGAGTATGTCAGTATCTTTTATGCCAAGCGATGTAGCTAGGCTCTTTAGTACGTACTCATAGTTAAGCATAGAAGCTGCTTGTGGTGCTAGGGTGCTAGCTGTTTGCATAAAGGTTATAATCTTGTTATAGTCTTGTCCTCTGCCTAAGCCCTCTAAGCCTGTTGTAATAAGTGGTTCTATGTTCTCACTACCTTCAGGGAATGCTCCACTCTCTCTTAGCTTTTGTATCTTTAGCTTTATGTAAGGGAGTTGAAACTCCTGAGATAACACGCTATACGTACCACCTAAGCTCTCTTCAAGCTCACTTGCCATTGTCCTTATCTCTTCAGCTGTTACTCTTTCAGCCTGCCTTTGTATGCTAGAGTTCATCATAAAGTGAAATGCTAGGTCTTGCTTAAGGTCATTAACGCTCTCTCTTATGGTTGCAATGTCTGCGTTCTTATTAACTTGAAGCACACTAACATCTTCTGCATTACCCTCAAGCACCTCTAGGTTCTCAGCATTAGCAATATCAACGCTTCTAGTTGTGCCATTAGGTGCTACAAAGAATAATACCTTAGCACTTGCACTGCTAGCTTCTAGCCTTGCTTGAGATAAGCCCTCTAAGCTCCTTAAGTCTCCTATGACTTCATCTACATAGCTTCTACCATAGTTCTCATTAGGCAGTGCAGACCACCTAAGAGCTAGATAAGGTAACTCATCTTTCTCAAACTCTCCATCAGCTTCAGGTAAGCTAAAGCCACTCACTTCTTGAGCTGTTATCCACTTGTCTTTGTCCTTATCAAGATAGACCCTTGTATAAAGCTCTACATAGTTCTTTGAGCTTTCTAGTTGCTTTGTCTTAGCTAGTACTGCATTTCTGATAGTTTCATCAGTAATAGCCATAGGGGCTATCTGCTCTTTTATCAGAAACTCTAGTAGGTTGCCTAAGGGGTCTCTTTGACAAACGTATTGGTCTAGTCTATAAATCTTTAGGGATGCACCTTTAACGTCGCTAGGGAAGTATAAAAGGGCGTTACCTGTAATGATTAATAGCCTTAAGAATTGAAAGATTTGCACCCTCTCTCCACTAGCTTCAATGTGATTTACTAGCACACTCTCCATCTGTGATAATGTAGCTTCTACGTCTTCACTCTTAGAGCCCTCTTGGATTAAACTGGGGTCAATGGTAAATCTAAAGAAGGGGCTATTAGGTGGTAATAGCGTTAGCATAAGCTTTGAAGCTAATGTATTAACACCTCTAGCTCCTTGTGATTGAAAGGGTTTATAAAGCTTTGTTTGCTCGTCACTACCATCAGGAGGTAGTAATGAAGGTATAGTTAGCTTAGCACACTCTCTTGCTCTCTCTAGGACACTACTGCGTTTATTTTCTAGCTGTTTGTATCTTGTAGCTAGAGATGTTACCTCTACCATTTAACCCCCTCTAGCTCATTACGTTTAAGCCTGTGGAGCTATCAGTTGTCTTTTGGATTGGTATGGTAAGCCTTGAGCTGCCTTTACGTTTCTTTCTTTGGTTTTTTGTATCGTCACTATCCCCTACCTTTAGCTCAGCTGTCTCTGCTGGAGCAGCTGGTGGTGGTGCTGGTTGTGGGTCTGGTGCTTTACGTCCTCCGCCTCCGCACATATTATCTATCCTCCTTTGTTGGTATATTAAGCCCTGTTAAGGCATCTGTTGTCTTTTGTATAGTAAGTCCTGATAAGCCTCTGCGTCTTCTTCTGCCTTTGGCTGTATTCTCACTTACACCTATCTCTGCTGTTTGGAGATTAGCCTGAGAAGCTCTTGAGGCTGCCTCTGTGTTTCTTTGTGATTGTGCTATCATCTCCCTAAAAAGTTTAGCCCCAAACATCTGCTAATCTCTCCTTTGTTTAAGTTTCTCTAGTTCATCTATTAAAAAATCTATAACACTTCTTTGTCCTAGCTTAAAGTAGAGTTCTTTCTTAGTTAGGTTAAAGTCGAGGCTCTTAGAGTTTCTTATGGATAATCTAGGATAAGCTTCATTTAAAGCTACTATTAATCTCTCGTGGTCTATGCTTATAGGTATAGCCATAACTCTCCTTTTAGATAATCTATATAACCCCCCTTACCCCCCTTGGAGAATGTGTTTTTCTCCTATAAGTGGCGTGTGATTTCAAATGCCCTATTTTAGGGGGTTTCTAAAGGGTGGGTAAATGTGCGTTTCTAAGGTCAATATTAAGGGGTTCATAGCTCCAAAGAATAGGCTTACCACCTTTAAACTCATCAACTCTTAGCATCCTTGCTACTCTAGCTTGGACTATTGCGTCATCATTGGCATACATAAAGTAATTATCTATGTCACCCTCACACTTGTCATAGTAAGGCTTCATATACCAAGAGAGAATAGCCTCCCAAATATCTTTACAAGGTAGTGCTTTCTTTACTATCTTGTTACCTTCTAAGCTTATCTGCCACTTTAGGTATTCATTTAGGATTTCTTCAGCCTTTTTCTTACCTATGCCTTTACAGCCACCATAGCCATCTGTGCTATCTCCAGTAAGCACCTGTGTAAAGAATACACGCTGTCCTTGAGCGTAGCTAAGCTCATATCTTAAGTCCTTACGCCAGTTATAATGCTCCCCCTCAACTTGGTTTAGGTCTTTATCTATATGAGCTAAGATGTTATTTATTGGGTCATTGCTAAGATGTATAGAGCAAGCGTCATCTGCTTCTATCTTAGTAGTTATCTTTGCACCATACTTGGTTACTGCGTACTCTTTTAGCATTGGTAAGAGCTGTGGTTTTGGTAGGTCTTTTCTGTTGTGTTTATAGGTTGGTAAGATGTCATACCTAAAGTTGGTTTTACCTGTAAGATAAAGCTGTGTCTTAGAGCATCTGGTGTTATCCTTTAGCTTCTCTATGGCTTCATCTAAACTCTTTCTTGCTCCCTCTTCATCAAGGACTACTACTTGATTATCCTCTGAGAAGTCAAAGGTGCTCTCATTAACGCTAGCAGCCTCATAGAGCAAGCTATCTGCGTCTATGATAAGTGTTTTATCATTTTTCTTTAATAATCTCCTCGCCAAAGATAAGCTCCTTTATATCCTCTTTGCACTGCTCTTTGTCTCTGCCTTCTTCATAGGCACGTATAAGATACTCCATAGCCATATTTAAATCCACATTACCAACAGGGATTACCTTGCTTAATAGCTCAAGCATTAAAAACCCTTGATTAGTCATATCATTTATGTAGGCTACGTTTGCTCTATGCTCTATGTAATCATCTCCATAGAATGTTGAGATTAATCTAGCTTGAAACACCCTTAACCAAAAGACGTAAGAGCAATACTCATAAATCATCTCAGACATATTGTTAGCTCTGTAACTAGCCATAAAGTCTGAAGAGATGTCTGTAAGGGTCATAGTCACATCCCTAACGTTAAACTCAGTCCTGTCTCCACTTGTTAAAGCCCAATCAAGTATCCTCTTTTGTTTGCTTCCTTTTATCACTTTTCACTCTCCTTTATTTTTAGTAGTATTAGATAGCCTATAAGGTCAGTTATAGTATCTTCGTTGTAGCTTTCATTGCCTTTTGCTATACGGCTTAGCTTGTCATCTATACGCACTCTAAGACCCTCTAGCTCATCAGCCTTGCTAAATATTCGCACAGGCTCAAATGCAGAGTTGCCATAGCTCTCATTTTTCTTTATTAGAGTTGTAGCTATCTCTCTAGCAAACTCTGTTACCTTGTCTCTAAAGTCCATTTAAACCTCCTCTGAGAAGTGTCTTGTTATCTTACTAGCAAGTGCTATCTGTCCTTTGCCTGTTATCTTTGTTGTGTATTTTGTATGCGTTCCTGTGGATGTTGCATAAGTGTATGGGATAAGCTCAAAGTAACCTTTGTCCATAAACTCTTGATAAGGTTTATTATCTACACTAAGATATTTATTATCCCTTAGCCAACTAAAAAGTCTCCTACCACCAACTTTAACACCATCATCAGATAGACACTTTGCATAGTCTCCTATCAAAGCACTATCAACACTAGCCTCTACCGCCTTAGCAAAGCTTATATATGGTTTGTTTGCCTTAGCTTCTAGCTCTAGTGCCTCTATCTGCTTAGCTTGTCCTGCTGCTAAATAAAGAGCTTCTGAGAGTGTTTGAGGTACTACAAAGGTTTGCTTGTAGGCTTTTTCAACTTCAATGAAATACCTTCTTACCTTTTTGCCTATCTCGTTTCGCTCAAGCATTGCTATCTCTTTAGCTATGTCTGTTGTAAGGGCATATTCTATGAGGGGGCGACCTTTTTCAGATTTTTCTGAAAAAACGATGTAGTCGATATTCTCTCTTGCATCTGTCTCCTCAAGTCTTGTTTTTATCCAATCTGCGAATTGATATCTGCTCTCAAGCACCCTATGCAAATCTCTAGCATTTACTGAATTAACTTCAGCACCATTAATATGTGTTTGATTTATCTTTATTAACTCTCTCATTTTAAACCTCCTTTATGTAGTAGCCCTTGTATCTTCTCTCTTTAGGTTTAAGGGCATCATTAAGCTCTTTGGCTCTAGCAAGAGCAACTAGGCGTGATACATACGCAGCTATTGTCTTAGCTTCATTCAAGCTCCTATCAAAGCTATAAACTTCGTAACTCTTTGTCATAGCTGTCCTTTACAACGTGAGGCTTAACAAAGAAAAAGGCTGTATCCTTCTCTTTGATAGCTCTTTCGTTTTGATGATTTGCTTCAAACTCTGCTAGCTTCTCATCGAAGAAGCATTGATGAAAGCAGGTTCTGTCATCTTTGATTATCCTTACTTCATATATTTTTATCATCTAGTTTTCTCCTCTTTTTCTAAACTAGGTTTGCTTCTCCAAACCCACCATTCCATACCATCATAGCTTTCTCGCTCTAGCCAATCAGCGGTATCTTTAAAGGTTATAAAGCCTCTCCAATACTGAGTGCCATAGCCTCTATGATAGCTAAGCTCACTCTTAGGTATCTCATCCCAAGTGATTTCTCCTTTACCTATGTAGCTAGGATTGTCCGAGACATACCAACCACCTATATACTCAAGCTTGTATTCATCTATCTTATGGTCTCCTATGAGCTCTAATGTCTCTTGTTTAAAGTTAGTCATCAAGTAACTCCTTGTTTTGATAGATGTTGCCTAAGACTTCAACGCTTTTAATATCTTGAGACATAAATGTAAAGTAGTCTCCCATAGTGGTTTCTACTAGATACATAGCATTACCTTCATAGTAGATGACTTCTCCTCTACGTGTTTCCTCTGTTTGAGTTGTAGTAATCCTTACAATATCCTTCTCATATATTCTGTTACTATTGACATCTTTAATACCTGTGTATTGCATAACATCATAAAAGTTAGGCAAACCTAGTATTATTCCAAAAGAGGATATATCAACAGGATAGCCATCATAGGTGTTCTCTGCATCATATATCATTTTCTTTTCTTCTTTATCCCAAACTCTATATCTTGGTCTCATTAGTTCTCCTTTAGTTTAAATCCAAGAGTGTATATAGGCTTCCAAAACATAACTTCCTCTTTCCCCTTATATAACTTCTCTACATTAGGTATTGTTTGTCTAGTAGCTCCACACAAAATACTCCATTCGTTTTTATAAAGAGACTTACCTTCGAAGTACCACAAGACGTCCTTAATATTGATAAATTCTTTCTCTACATATTCAGGAGTTTTATTTATCACATCATCTAGCCTGTAATACTCTGGCGTTGCTTCAGTGACCTCATATACTTCAATGTCTGCATAACCTTCGTCTGATTTATAAACTAATCTATCTCCTACTTTAAACTTAGGTGCAGAGTTAGGTCTTATTCTGTATTCCTCTCTATCAAAATCCCAAGTATCCGTGCCTTTTGCAAACCAGCGTTGAAAAATGGTATCGTAGGCATCCACGATTTTACCCTCAGCATAGGCTGTAATAAGCTTTATCTTTTCTTCTAATGCTATCTTTTGCATCATATATCCTTTTAAAATCATTTGCAGAGCCTTAGAGAGCTTTTAACCCTTTAAGGCTATCATTTATCATCTAAGAAGCGTTTGTTGATTATAGAGCTTCTTAGGCACCTTTATGCACGTGTTAAAACTTTTGGTTATTTTTAACACATCATCTTATTACCTCTATAAAAATCATCATAGCTACCAAGCCAACAATGCTTGAGAGCATAAATCTATTAAGGGCAATATCTATCTTTTCTTCAAATAACATCATCTATCCTTCTTATCAGTGTGTTTCTTTCCAAGAGTTGCCTATCTTGGCTTCTCCTGCTAGTGGTATCCTAAACTTAAAAAACTCTGTAACAAGCTCAAAGCTCTTTAAGCATATCTCACTAACTCTAGTGGCATACTCTTCTTTGACTTGGATTTGCACCTCGTCGTGAATGTTTGCCACAAACTCATAATCAATCCCAGCCTTTAGCTCCCTTTGTAAGAGTTCATCAAGGGTTATTAGATATTGCTTCATCACGATAGCTCCAGCACTTTGAAGTAGCACGTTAAGAGCTGAGTGTGCTGAGCGTATCTTTAGAGTACGTCCATCTAAACCTTTAATAAACTTTTGGGATTTTGCTTTGGCTGCTACGTCTTCACGTAGGCTTGTAAGGGCTGGTAAGCTTTTTAGAAATCTCTCCTTTATAAGCCATCCATCTATGGCATAGCAGATAAGGTCAGAGTTAAGCTCTACCCATCTACCTTTGCTTACCTTAGTGTAATGCTTGCCATCCTTTGTAAAGCTATCTTTTAGAAATCTCTTTTTGTATTCTTCATATTTTTTAGGATACTCAGCCTTAAGTTTCCTAACTTGCTCTAAGGGGTTATTGATACTTAAGCCTATCCTTAAGTCTCCACCGCCATAAAGCCAGCTATCAGTCACGTTCAATAGGGGTCGCAAGCCCCTACCAGCCTTTGCAGGCATCTGTATATTTCTATACAGCTCAGACTATATCTTCATCCTATCTCTAGGAGCAAGGCGTTTCAGACACCATAAACTTGTGCCTTACATAATAGTCGTTGCACCTTTCAAGCAGTTATACTTGACTTGGCTCAGGATTGTCTTTAGCATTACCTAGTAAGAGTTCCCCTGAATTAACCTTGTTTTTGTCATTATAGTTACCCATAAAGTCATCCTTAACTTGTTAGTCAAGATGAAAGTTTTTGCTGAGTTTCTTGTAGGCAGTCCAGCAGCCTTTTGGTTTGCTGTGTGTATGTCTCCACTAACTACCTCACGTCCATAAGCACCACCATCATAGCGTGCTAGATAGTGCGAGAGTGTCCTAAGCTCAAGTCCGCTAGCGTCACAGCCAACTAGCTTGTAGCCCTTAGGCACTATAAAGAGTTCTCTAAACTCTGTTTGATACTCTCCTGCTGCTCCATAAAGATAGTTACCCTCTTTGTCTATCTTTACAGCAGGCGTTTGAGCGAGGTTGGGTCTCGAGTGGGTCATCCTACCTGTCACAGCTCCACAGCTATTTACATATCCGTGAATACGTCCATCACTCTCACAGCACCCTATAAGAGCTTGTGAGCCTGTGGCTAGCTGTGAAAGTCTTTTGGATATTAGCTGATACTCACAAAGCTTAGGGGCTTCAGGGTAGCTTAGGTGCTCTAAGACCTCTGTATCAACCTTTGGCTCTCTAGTATCTGTATAGCTTTCAGGATGCCATTTATATTTTTCTATAAAGAATTTAGCTATATCAGCTCCTGAGCTTGGCTTAAACTCCTTTAGCTTTAGCTTTGTAAATGGCACACCCTTTGTGTATCCTTTGGTTTTGTTATTGACCTTTGGAGTAAATTCTCCATCACTTTCTAGCCTTGGTCGAAACAACTCTCTAAACTCCTTTAAGAGCTCGCTTTGTCTTTGTAAGAGCATTATGTAGAAGTCCTCAGCTCTCTCCTTATCAAACATAAACCCAAAGGCTATCTGTCTTGATATGACCTCTTGCACTCTATGTTCTAAGGTAAGGGCATAGCTATCCTCTAGCTTAAACTTACTAAGATACTCTAGTAAGGCTACGGTAACTCTAACGTCCTGCTCGCAGTAGTCGCTCATCTCCTTGCTCCACTCTTGCCAGTCCGTAGTCTCTCCATAATCTCCCTTTAGCACTCCTAAGCGTTCTCCCCAAGCTCTTAATGAGTGTGAGCCATAAAGCTTAGTGCTTATGTTTTTCTTTGCAAGGTCTAACTCCTTAATGTCCGCTAGGGCTAGCCTAGCCATCACAAGAGTATCTAAGACGTTCTTAGGCTTAAAGGAGGGGTAAAGCTTCTTTATAGCTGGTATGTCAAAGGCTATTATGTTATGTCCGCAAACCTCTGCACCATCTAATCTCGCTACACCTTCGCTAGTATGCTCTTTGTCATATCGCTTATATTGTTTTGTATCTGTGTCATAGATAGTCATTGTGTGTATCTTGGATAGCTCATTTAGTAAGCCATCAGTCTCAATATCAAAAACTAGCATTTCTCTCCTTTCTGCTAAAAGTCTGTGTTCTCCACTTTGGTCTCAACAACCTTAAAGTGTTCGTTGTTATCTTCTTCTATTGCTTCTAGCCTGCCTGTCTCTCTGTTATATCTTAGGCTATCTGCAACGCCTGTTATGCCTATCTCTCTGTTCTTTAGGATACGTAGTGTTGAAGTATCTTTAGCAACTCCATCAGCTTGTTGGTTACGCTCTAGGGCTATTACGCTATCACTAAGTTGTTCTAGTGCTCCACTGCCTCTGAGGTCTGATAGGCTTACTTGAGCTCCCTCATTGAAGCTACCTTTGTTTGTTCGTTTAAGATGGACTATTGCATCTATATGACACCCTGTCTCTTCTACAAGTGAGCGTAAAGAAGTCATAAGCATATCAATGTCCTTGCGTTCATTGTCGCTCTCATTACCACTTATAGCAATGCTTATATGGTCTAAGAATACGTGAGTTACTCCAAGCCCTACAACCATATATCTAATCTCGTTTAGTAGATGTTCGCTCTCTAGTGAGCCAAAGTGTTTATAAAAGACTATCCTGCCACTATCAAATAGCTTAGCCTTAGAGGCTTGCCACTCATCAGCAGTAAGTACGCTTGGGTTGTATCTTAGTATCGCTAAGGGGATGTTGTTATCAAGAGCTACGAATGCTTGAGCTGTCTTTTTAATGTTCTCTTCAAGAAATATCATACCTATCTTTGCACTCTTATTTGCAAGTACAAAGTGATAGGCTAGCTCACGAAGTATTGTTGATTTACCTATGCCACTACCAGCAGTCCAAATGATAAGCTCTCCACCTCTTGAGCCTAGTGTCATCTCTTGAAGTCTTGGATATGGATAAGCTATACCTTGTTTAACAGGTGCTACTAACTCCTCTAGGTCTAGTTCATTAGAGCTTATGATGCCCTCAGGTCTCCATACCTTAGCCTCTTTAATATTCTTATGGATGTCTGCTAGCATACCTTTTACTAGCATCTCATTAGCATCCTTGCCACCGCTCCAATAGCACATCTTTACGCTCCCTGCTTTAAACAAAGAGGCACACTCTAGCATTGCTTTACGCCCTACTTCGTCATTATCAAGAGCTAGTATGATTGTCTCATATTGATTTAGATAGTCAAGCTGTTTTGCTAGAGCCTTCTTAGCTCCTTGAGCTCCATTAGGTATGCTAACTACTGGTCGTTTATTGTTATAGACCTGTGAGACACTAAGGGCATCTATCTCTCCCTCAACGATGATGATAGCATTTGCGTTCTCCTTGCTCCAAAGCTGTGCTCCATATAATGGGAGGTGCTTATCTCCAAGGACTGCAAAGCTCTTATCAGGATATCTTACTTTCTGAGCCACGACCTCTTGCTTATCGTTATAGTAGTTTGCTATCTGACAAGTGTTGCCTTTGCTATCCTTGCCTATCTGATAGTTCCAAAAGGCACAAGTAGCATAGCTTATCTCTCTTTTGTTTAGAGGTTTGATAGTGCCATTAGCTATCATAGTGCCTTTTACTTTTGGCTCAGGTTTTGTTGTTTGTTGTTGCATTTCATCTACCTTTCCTACCTTTTCACATACGAAGCAGTACGTAGAGCCATCAGAGTATATAGCCTTACCATCACTACTACCACAGAGCTCACAAGGCTCGTGCCTCAAAAAGTCTGCCATAGCTATCTCCTTAGTTTTACAGCTATGTCTGCTAGATTTATAAGGCTCTCTCTACCACTCTCATCTTCAAGTACTAGAAGGTTTGATTTGTAGATACCTGTTATGCTCCCTTTCGTTCCATCTATAAGCTCTACTCTGTCATCAATCTTGAAGTTTCTTATATGAAAGCTATGACGTCCTTTGAGGGCTTCTCGTTTCTCTGCTTCACTTAGAAGTCTCCAAGAAGGGTCAAGATGATACTCAGCATACTTGTTGCCACTATACTTTGACCGCTTTATCCTTGTCTCTATATCCCAACCTTTATGTCTTAGGTTATGGATGTGATATGCTAGAGTTGAGCCTATTAGCCCTAGCTCTCTTGTAGCAACCACAGGGTTAAGCGTAAGCCCTAGCTTTAAAAACTCAAGGACTTGTTTTTCTTGATTGATTATTATTTTTTTACCCATTGTTTTATATACTCCTTGTTTGTAGTATTAACAGGCTCAGCTATCCAAGCAGGAGGGATATGCCCCTCACTACATTTGATGCCATTGCTTCTGCACCACATCGCATAGGACGTCTTAGAGCCTTTGTTTATCTTTTGGTCTTGCTTTTGAAACACGAAGCGTATGTCTAGGTCAGGGTAGTTAGCCTTGATAGCTTTATGCTTTTGTCTATCAGGACTTGTAAATCTACCCTTTATCTCCACGATGATACCATTAGCTAACACAAGGTCAGGCACATAATGCTTAACCTTTTGTAAGGGTTGGTAAGGTATCTTTACAGCTTCATAGTCATACTTGATGTTAAACTTAGTTAGCTCATCAGTAAGAGCTGCTTCAAAGCCACTTCTAACTCTTTCGCCTTGTTTGTTTAGCTGTGGTTTAGAAGTCCTCGTCATTTACCTCGCCCTCATCTGTGTCATCGTCTGCATCCATAGACGGAGTTGAGCTGTATCCTTCTTCTTCTCCAAAGCCATAGTCTTTAGCGTCTCCATTACCACCACTTACAAGGTTGATAATCTGTACTGCATTTAGATACAAGGTTACGCCATTGTTTGTGCCATTGAAGTATCCGCTAGGACTGAAATTAACTATCATAGTAGTGCCGTTGTAGATTGATATAGGCTCTTTGATTTGCTTTAGCTTGCTATCAAATACAGCAGGAGGCGTCTTCTCTACTCTCTCGCCTTTCTTATTTACAAAGGTAGCTTTAGCTTTAAACTTGAATATTAAGTTGCCAGTCTCATCGCCATTGTCATCAGTCTCAGGCTCAAAGCCAAGATGTTTAGGCTCTTTCTTAGCTTTCTTAGGGTCATCTAGGGTTGCTTTGAAGTCATCATAGGTAGCCTTTATCTTTGCTACTATCTCTTTTGCTTTTGGATTTTCAGCGTTTAACACCAAATCTACGTGATACTCTCCATCATCTTTGAAGCGAGTATCAGGCTCATATAGCCAGCACCATCTAGCTTCTCCAATAGGTGTATTAAGTTTTGCAAGTTTCTTTTTAGTTTCTGCCATAGTCATTCTCCTTATATAGTTTGTAGCAGTTGGTCTAATGAGCGAATATATTTATTCTGTCTCATATATGTTTCATTGTTGAATAGCCTCTTAACCTCTCTTTCATACACTCTAGTAGGTGCATCTAGTGCATCTGTCTTTGGTCTTATGAGTGTTTTTAAAGAGATGCCTTGAGCTATCGCCTCTTTTAACTGACACGGATGTAGCCCTATTGCTACGAGTTCCCAGTAAAGTTTAGTGTTTAGCTGTTCTCCTTTCTTTAGTTTGTTGTAAGCTGTTGTGATTGTTTTGTTTGAAGTCATAAAACGCCTCCTCAAGGTTTTTCTTCCAATAGGTGGCGTGTGTTAGGGAGTTGTTTTTTATAAAATGGTATGGATTAAGATTAGGTTAAGCCCTAAAAAGATAGGGCTAAGAAAAGAAGTATGTAGAGTTTAGGACTTTTGTAATATCTAAGTTACCTTGTTTAGGTAGCTCAGGGAGCTTCTTAGCATTCTTAGGGCTAAGCTGTGATGCTATCTCGTCTCTAAACTTTGCTAGGTTATTTTCACTATACATCTTTACAAACTCTTCACGGAGTGTATCACGTAGAGTATCTGTATTGCCTGCGTGAGTTGCAAAGCTATCGTGTATCATTGCAAAGTTCTCTACACCTTTATTAAGACAAGCATCAATCGTTAGGACTAGATGTGAAGCGTCCATTGAGTGTATGTAGTTAGGAGATTGTCCGTTAGTTGTAACTCTACTATCTATCTTTTTATCACTATCTTTTGCCTCTTCTTCTACGCTTAGTCTCACTCTAGTGCCTCCCCAATATGTTTCAACAAGCTTTGATGTTAGCTTGCGATACTCTTGTTTTACCTTGAAGCCACTTGGAGTAGTCCAATATAGTGGTTTATCTTCTTTTGTTGCTACTCTTGCCACGTCCTTTAGAAAAGCCATAGCATCCTTTGAGGCTACTACAACCTTCTCTATACCTTCTCTGTTTCTATCCGCTAGATATACACACATCTTAGCAAAGCTTGTATCAACAAAGGTGTAGTCTTTTGGGTTAAGTTCAGATAGTAGCTGTTCTTTCATACCCTCTCTACTTGCACCATAAGGAGTAGTCATAGTATTTCTCTTTGTTACACTTCTATCAACTTTCCCTACTAAAGGTTTAGCCTCAAGCACACCATTTGCTGCATCTACCTCTACAACCTTTGAGACTTCTTTTGCTACCTCTGCATAGATGTCGTTAGGTTTGTCTATATCTCCGTTGATGACGTTTGTGGCTAGTGCTCCCCTCTCATCAAGAAGTAGTGCTGAGAAGTGTTGTATGCCACTACAAGAGCCATCAAGAGGTACAGGTAGATAACTGATAAACTCAGAGCTATATCCACTAGCTACATAGTCGCTCCATTCAAAACAAAAAGCTAGAAACTTAAATGACCCTTTTGCTTTAAACCACCAAGTGTTTGCATAGGGGTCAGCAGCTACTGCTAGAATGTCTCTCTCGTGAGCCTTCGCCCAGCTCCATCTCTCACTCATAGGGAGTTTATCATCTCCAAAAGCATTAGCTCCTAGCATTGAGAGCCATTTAGCCCCTTCAGCTCCTAGAGCTACGCCGTTAGCAAACATAAGAAGAGCCTTAGATAAGTCATTACCTTGTGGGTTAGGACAACCACCACTTTGAATAGGGTATATTCTGCCTCTCCAGTCTAGGTTGTAGCAATAGTAAAACTCTTTCTCGTCCTTAAACTTCATAGCAGTTGCTATCAAAGACACAAGAAGAAGTCTTTTACCTCTATCACTTATCTGTTTTCTATAAGTTGCTCTACTTATCCTTTTCCAGTCTGCATAAGCTTCAGGATATGTAGCTTTAAAGTGAGCGTACTCTTCATCAGTAGCATTTTCAGGTAGTTCAGCAGGTCTAGGGATAAATCCTAGCTCAGTTCCACTTGTTATCTCAAGCTCAGTTATCTCTTTATCCAATTCTATGAAATGTTGAGCTACCTCTAGCACTCTCTTGTTTATACACCAAGCAGTGTCTTGTAGTGCATTGATAGCCCTATAAACCTTTGGCATCTCATAGTCTTTTAGATAATTACTAGGCTTACCTGAGAGGTTCTTTACTAAGGGTACTTGTAATACTGGAGTTAAGAAACCACCAAGCTTTCCTGCTTCGTGTGGTCTAGGTTTAATAAGCATAGGATAGAGTATAGGAGTAAGAAGCTCACACTCTCCCTCTATCTTTGTTAGGTATTCTCTAAACTCTTTTGTAGGAGTAAGTGTCTTTGATATTCTATTAAAGCCTTCTCTCTTATCTCCAATCTCAAATACACCAGTAGAAGCTATAAGGACGTCTAAGAGCTTCTGACCTATCAAGAGTTGCTCTTTAGTGTCTAATGTTTCTCTTGTAAAGTCCTCAGTCTCATCCATAAATCTATGAAAGCCTTTAGCTATCTTTTCTTTACTTACACGTTTTTGTAGTTGGCTTTTAATATAGAAGCTAGCAGTTATATCTATCCTTGTATTAACAGCCTTGTAATTCTTTATATTTAGCTCCTCCAATAAAGCTTTAGCTATGGCTGTGGCTACAGAGACTAATCTAACCTGCTTAGTGCATACGCTATTAAAGATTATCTTTAGAGTTATATAGCCAGCCTCAGCATATCCTATACGCTCTATAAAGTCTTTAATAAATCTTTCATTATGTGTTAGCTTACTTTTCTTATATTCCATAAGACCTTTCATAAAAGGCTGCATAAGTTGATAGATAAGCACTGAGCTAACCCTAGTCTCTCCATAGCCACCTCTAGCTTTAGCAGTAGCTACTTCTTTTCTTATCTTCTCAACACCTTCGTTGATACCCTCAAGTTCAAGATTTAATTGTCTTTGCTCTAGTGTCATATTGTCCTCCTTTATGGACTTCTAGTAAGACCAAGAGAAAGACAGAGAGTTCTATTACCATCCTATGGATATCTAAGAGTAATCCTTTACAATCCTTTACCCCCTCTCGCCTTCTCCAATAGGTGGCGTGTGTTAGGGA